TGCATTTTCTGCAGATACAAATACAACGCAATCTAAACGAACTTCAGCAACGTTATTAATAACGTGTGTAGCGACAGCAGCAGAAGCTTTACCTAATGGAATTAATGAAACATCATAGAGTTCGCCATTAGCGAAAATATCGTATGCTGTCATAATTTCACCATCAGTTGCGCTTAGATCATCTACACCACCTGAAAGAGTTTTAGTAACTGGGTCTTGTAAGTCTTTAAAACCATTGTTAACTGCAGTAGAACCCCAATTAACACCATCAGTTCCACTACCATTAACTGAAGTAGCTACTGTTGTTGTATGGTCCATCCACCAAATATATTTAGATGCACTGTTAATTACATCTTTATAATAGTTGTTTGTACCATCTGATTTCTTAGCATCTGAAGCTTTAGAAACAAATGCATATTTTTCTAATACTGTACCAGCTGTGCCAGTCCATTTACCATCAGTATCAACAACAACTACGTGTAATTCGTCGTTTGAACCGCCAACTGAGTCAGCATAAGATGATGTAGTTGGAGCTGAATCAAACTGTGCTTTATATTCCCATGAAGCATATGTTGTTTGGTCTGCCATAGAAACTTCAATTGAGTTACCTAAAGCACCTGGGTATTTAGCAGCCCATTCACCAACAACACCTTCACCATTAACATAAGAAGCTGTGTATGAATCAAAGTTATTAATCTTAATACCTGAAACTGTAATATGTGCAGTAGCTGTTGCATCAGTACCTGGACCAGTAGCAATAGTAACTGAAGGAACAGATGTATAACCTGTACCTGGATTATCAATAACAATATGGTCTACTCTGTCTGAAACTAAAACTGCGTGTGCAGTAGCTTGGATACCACCTGAAACATTTGGAGCACCAATAGTAACTAAAGGTGTTGTTGCATATGAGTCACCATGAATGTCTACTGTAATACTTGTAACTGTACCTGTTTGTGTAACAACGGCGTTTCTAGCACCAGTTGTATCAACACGAACTGTTAATAAATTATTTGTATATGATAGGAAATTTGCTGCTGTAAAGAAAGATTGTGCATTAGCATCTGTTGGTTTACCAAATCGTTGTACTAATACATTTTCAGATGAAATAGTAACTGGATCTAAAACTGGACCCCATACAAAAGTACCTGCAAAAGCACCAACAGAACTAGATACTGCTGGAACAATGGCTGAAAAGTCTTTCTCGACTACCGCAACTCCTGGAGATAATTGGAACGGCATTTTTTTGTTTCTCCTTAAATTATGATTTTTATAATAAAGCTAGAGTCACCTCTATACATATATTTATAACTATTAAAAATTCAATAGGACCTGTTCGTCCTGGCTACCCCTGCCATCATCCATGAATCCGAATGGGGTCAGCTCATCCTCAATCTGCTTGATACGGTTCTCATACATTAATTGCCTAATGTTTACGTTGTTTAGGTCTTTAAAGTATGGGTTTGTGGTCAACCAGCCAAATAATACTAATGTCATCACTAAGTCATCATGATAGCCTTCATCGGCCTCGTAAGAGCCTTTATTGTTCTCGATGAAGGTCGATATCTCTTGTATGGTGTCGATGTCTTGAACTAAGAGTCTATTCTCTTCGATCAAAGCCTTGAAGTTCATACAACCGATCCGTTTTACTTTCTTATCAGTGTTGACTCCAAGCTGTGTCTTACCGCCCCCGAATCCACCTGATACTACTTGTCCATCTGTATTTCTATTCACAAATAGGATGTTCTCATACTCCATCTCAGAGTATAGGATAGAACCTACTTGTTCAGAAGAGTTAACTTCTAGTAATACGTATGCTTGATTATATTCTGTAGCTACCTTATAAATCACTGATGGGAACAGCATAGGACTAATGTTGTTGTCTCTATACTTTGCCACTTGTTTATATGGTGACTCTGTGATGTCCACGATAGAGAAAGTCGAGTAGTCTCCTCCCACACCTTTTGCGGTATCAGCTACTAAACAATAGCTATGATCCTTGATAGGCTTATCGTATACATCTAATCCATCCTTACTATATATGATCCTAGCTGGAGATAGTCTCGCGATCACATCTGAGCGCACCAGAGTGAGTGCAGAACCTAAGAAGGTACATAATACCTCTTGGTTATATTTCAGCTCTCCAAGCTGTCTCCTTTGTGCTTCAGCCCATTTTTCATCCCTACCTGGGATTCGTGTATATGGTATGAATAGAGGTACGAAGTCATTGCGTTTGTTCTCAGCGTCGTTCCAAAACTTCCAAAAGTGGTTATAACCCAATGGAGTTGAGCTTAATAGAATCTTTGTTGTTTCACCAGCAGATATCGTAGGATAGACTGAAGTGAAGAAGTCTTCTGCTACGTTGTTAGGTATGATCGCAGCTTCGTCGACGTATAGCATGTTAACAGATTTACCTCGGATACCAGAAGATGTCGTTGCTGCAGTGAACACCTTTGAATTGTTCTCAAGTTCTATATCTCCCTTATTCCATGTAGTAACGCCTTGCTGTAACCACATAGGTAAGTTCTCATACATCAACTGATACCTGTATAAGACCTCACGGGCGGCGGTGGCTTTGTTTGCCATGATCGCGACTTGTTTCGATTCCTGAAATAGGGTATACCATAAAATATATGCTGCAGAAGTAGTTGTTTTACCTTGCTGCCGACCTTCCATAAGAATGACTTTTCTGTTTTCATGGATAATTTTAACCTTCTCAACTTGACATTCATACAGCTTAAATGGAATTAATCCCTTATCAAGAGATATAATTTTACAGTAGTTCTCAATAAAATAAATTGGATCATCTTTGCATTTAAGATATTCTGTTACCTGTTCACCAGTAAACGGAATACTTACACCAGCAGCTTTTAAGTTACTGTTTGCATTATATATGATAGCCATTTAGAATTGTGCTTCCCAATTTTCAGTTACTGGTTCATTTGGAGCAGTTCCAACAGCAGTATATTTTCTACCAGGATCTGATAGGTTTGCAATAGTTGTAAGGATAACACCTTGATCTGTAACTGGACCGTAGATATTAGTTTTTAATGTAAATGTAAGTGTATGAACTACGAAGCGTCTTTCTTGGAAAGAACCATCATAGTTATCTTCTACAGCAATACTATTTAAGATTACTGGAATATCTTGTACGATCTCCATGTCTGGAAGAGCATTTACAGATAATGTATATTCTGGATTAAAGATAGGTAAGATCTGCTCAATGATCTGCATAGCATCTTCTTGTGTTTTAGTTAACACATATAAGCTAATACTAATATTATATGGAGCAGGAGAAAATACTGACTTTCTACCTGGAGATTCTGTAGATGTTGTATCATTACATACAATCTTTTGCATCTTATTAGTCTTACGACTTGAATCATAAGCATAACCAGTTATCTCAAATGATAATCTAGGTAATGAAGTATATGTATTCTTAGTAAGATTTGGATCAGAATCAATACGAACTAACCATTTTTCTTTTGGTGCATAGGCAAGAGGAACCCCAATGGTTTGTTTTACAAGACCATCATTGCCTTCTCGTGCAATCTTAATGTCAGAAAATAAACGACCAAATGCTACAATCGTTTTTCTTATGGCACCATGATAATAGGTTTGCCCGTTTAACATATTACATTGATTCTATTCTGGCTTGAAAGTCTGCAAAGTCTGTTGATGCAGCTACAATAGCTTTAAGTTCTGTTACACCAACTGAAAGTGCATATACTTCATTAAAGTTTTGATTGACTTTATCAAAGGCATTTCTTAGTTGATCACCAGTTCTATCATTAGGAGTTGTTCCAATATTAATTGTTTGTTTAGACATTATTGTAAATCCACGGTTAGTTTTGTTGAATCGACTCTAACAAGAGTTGAGTCGGCGTTTGCATATACATCAGGCACTTTATGATATGTTGATAATTCACCAAATGGATTATCCTCACTAAATACTATGCCTTCTGCTTCTTCTTTAAATTTATTATTATCACCATACGAATCTTGATTGTCAAGGTTTGCAATAATTGCGGTTGCTTTAGCAAAGTAACCACCGCCACCGCTTAATATAACCACTGGCGGACTAGTATATCCAGATCCTGGATCATCCACAAGTATCTTAACTACTTCTTTTGCAGTTAGATCGTTACCTAAGTAAGCTGTAGCAAATGCTCTATAACCAAAGAACTGAAGTACAGCAGTTCCACTATCAGCTGTTCCTTGAGTATGAACTGGGCCGGTAGTTCCAGTCTTACCAGCTGTAGTACAAACATAGCGTCTACCGTCAAAGCATACTTCGTCTCTTACTTTAATTACCGTCTCTGCAACCCAATCAACACCAATAGTAACTAAAGGAGCACTTGAATATTCAACACCCTTATTAGTAATCTTAAATCCGGTTACTGTACCATTTGGAATTAAATTATCATCAAATGATTTAAGATTCTCAAATACATCGATTGATGCGATACCAGTGTTAATCTTTTCAGATGAATATTGGAATAATTCTACTTGTAATTTATAAACAAATAATTTACCGACTTGATAGAATGGATCCTGATGTTTAACAAATTTAATTTCAAATAAACCACCAGTTAATGGAAAGTAAAGTAAATCACCTTCAGCAGGTCTATTAGGTAATAATGTTCTACCAGGTTGTCCTACTAGTTGTTCCCATTTTCTACGAGCTACAGTGAGTGTAGCGCTTTGTTCCATCATCAAACCAAACTTTTGAATGAATGCGCCTTGACCTTCAAATCCGTCGTGTGATTCAAGATACATAGGAATACTATATGCTGATTTAAATTCAGATAATCTATCTTCGCCTAAAATTTCATCTTTACCTACAAGTGTTCTAGGAATATAATAGAAGTCCTGTCCATAGATGCCTATTGACTCAACTATAATATCTTCATAGGTGAGTTGTTCGGATCTTACACCATTAGAAAAGTAAACGCTTCTAGCCAAGGAAGAACTCCAATGGAGCTGCTTTGTTTAACATCTCGTCTTCTAATTCTTTGATCTCTGTGATAGCTTCTACATACAACTTATCACCGTCTATTGTTACTCCACCCGGTAATTGGATACCTTGGAATTTCTTGATGTTAGTTGCCCATTGACGTTTAAACAATGCTGTAACATAGTGTCTAAACCATGGTTCATTCCATACTTTATTGAATACTGTTGGGTCTAATGCTCTATAACATTCTACTAAGATAAAGTCTCCTAGTGCGAGAGCAGCATCCCAATTAATATCAAGTGATAGTCTACCCATCATACGATTAAATCTGTATAGTGGATAACCATTTAACTCAAGGTTAAGTAATGAGATGTGTGACATCACAGTCTTATAGTAGATCAATGACGTTGAAGTCAAGTCATATAAGTCGTTTAGTCTTAGTTGGTATTGTAAGTCGAATAGGTTCTTAGAGCTTGACGCTGCTGAGAATGGGATGACTCTTGTCACACCGTAGATATAGTCTGGAATAGGGAAGTACTTAAGGTCGTATGTGCCTAATGTTACAGCGTTTGTATCAAGGACTGCTGTAGCACCATTGCTACCTGTAATAGTCTCACCATCTACGAATGCTGCTGTAGTAGTAGAGTTAAAGACATGATGTTGGATAGTTTGTTCGGATGCGATAGTCACACCTTTACAGATGATGACATAGTCATTTGCTGTCTTACCAGACTCTGAGCATACAGAAGCTTTAGCTCCTGAAGTACCGCCAGTTAGGGTAGTCCCTACTGGGAATAATGCTGAGTTTGCTGTGGTTATCTTGATTGTAGAAGCTGTGATCTTTTGTTTGAGATACATGCGTTCTGCACCATCAAAATGATATTGGTTCCAATAGTCGAGGGCTTCATCGATACGCTCATCTAGTTGAACGTCATCCACGTTGATCTCTACTACTGGTTCACCAAGGGCTCTAAGACAATACTCTGTGAGGGTTGCTCTGCTCGTTACGGCCATGACGATTTCCTAGTGTTTATTCTATACTATTTATATAAAATAAACGTCTAAGATTATGTCTTCTTGAACACCATTACGTTTCTAATGAACCATCCCATATGAATGCCTTTTCTTTCAAACTCGATCAATCCATCTGTAAGACCTGGATGATAGATCAAGCCCTTTGCCACAAACTTCTTGAGCCAGTAATCTCTCTTACGGCAGTTGATATGAGCTACACCGCCTTGACCAGGTTGAGCCGCAGTAAATACAAGTGTACCACCGGGTTCAATAGCATTATATAAAGCATCTACTTCTTGATCTGCATACGCAGGATCAATATGTTCTAACACTTCATAACATGTAACAACTTCTGCTGTTCTCTTAGTATCAAAGATGCTTTCTTTTGCAAGATAGTCTTTACCTTCTACTCGGTCATCAATATCAATACCAAATGCTGGTACTCCTACCTTAATAAGTTCATCTACATACATGCCAGGACCACAGCCAATATCGAGTAATGTTTTAGGATCTAATGTTTCTTTTATCCATTCTGCAACACGAGCAGCGCACGGTCTTTCTTCAGCTTCAATATAGTTATAATCAATAGGATCTGCGCGGCCCGGATAATGCTTAACTGCATAATCCATATCTCTACGGCCAGGATTAGGTTCATACCAACCCTGACCACCATGGATATTAAGGACAGCTTGGAAGTATTCTTCATACATCTTAGCAACTTTCTCAAGTGAGAAGTTTCTTAATGCCCAATCACGACAGTCTTGTGGATTGATACGATCGATGTTCTTAAGTGCCCATACAAACTCTTCCATGGTACGGCAACGATATCCTGTTACTCCATGGATATTGTTCTCTGTGAATGAACCCCAATCAGTAGTGATAGTAGGTGTACCAGAGAATAAGTTCTCAATCTGCACTCCACCAAACGGTTCAACGTACATAGAAGCAACGAATGATACCTTAGCCTTAGACATAAGCTCTCTACGCTTCTCTACGTCTGCATAGCCAATAAATTCAACGTGTGCTGGGATCTCTTTATAGCCGCATGCTTCAAGGTTATTCTGACCAGCAACTTTAAGCTTCATACCTGCGCGTTCAGTAGCTTGGATAGCTATATGGATACCTTTACCTTCATAGACTCGGCCTAAGAATAAGCAGTAGTCTTCCTTTGTTTCAGGAGCAAACGTGAAGTCATCTACATCAAAATAGTTTGGGATAACGACATCATAGAAGTTATTCTTACACATACCAACAGCCTCAAGACCGTAGTATGCATGCATGATAGCGTATGATTCAAAGATCTTGTATTTTGCCCAATGTCCACCAGCATATCCAATACCTGGTTCTACAACGATTAAGTCTGGATGCGCATCACATACTGGACGGGTGCCTGATCCCCAGAAAGGTAAGATGAAGTCATTAGGTTGTTTACGTTTGCCTACTTCACGAATAGCATTCTTATAGAACTCTTGATATGCATGATCGTTTGTAGCAAATTTAAAGAAGTTTTTGCGCCAATCATAAGAACCATATGCGATCTCAAGGTCTTTATTAGTAGTAACTGGTACATGTTCTGTACATTGTAGATCAGAATCCTCATGACCATAATGAATGACAGTATGCCCCCTGTCAGTCATCATCTTAGCAAATTTTACTACCTTTTGTGTATATGCACAAGCAACATACTCTTTGCTTGATACTGTGTGAGGTAAACCTAAAATATGAAAACGCATTATCTATTTCCTTATAGTGTTCAAATAATTTTTAATGTCGCCATTTGGCATTGCATAACGATTTACTAGTTCAGGATGCATCATCTCGACCATAGTAAATATTGCTTCTTCAGTACCGATAGTTCCTTTATCTAAAGCTTTTGTGATCACATCGTAATAATGTTTATTAAATTCTACAATCTGATCTCTTGAGCCACCAAATAATGTTGCACGACATACATAACTTGGTTTAGTACCTGCTATAGCTGTCATAATATTTATATTGCACCCATGGATCTCAGAATTAGTGTTGTATGGATATGAAGTTAAGAAGAACTTATCTTTTGGTAATTTTAAGAAGTCCCAAGTTTTAATAGGTTCAGTGACTCCAAAACTATTAGAGAATCCAGAATCAATCCAATAGAATCGTTTAGAACCTAATGGATTTGAATTAGCCACTTGCTCTAATAAATGATTCTTAATGATAGTAAGCGGGATATAATATGGATTAATAAGAGCAGAATCTTTTATCCAGTCAGATTGATTGATCCAGTCTGCATTTGTTATAATATCTTGAATAGGTTCAAATGGAGTTCTATCTTTTAAATCCTCAAGGGTTATAGATCTGCATTCTACTCTATTTCGTGATGTAGCGATACTTAGTTCTTGACGTCTTTTCTTTATATAGTCGTGATACTTGGCGTCAGCATAGACTACAAGTGGATTACGAACAGCAAGAAGCTTATCTAGTCCTTTGATATAGTGTTCTTCAAAGTCCCTATCTCCACGAGATATATCAAGCGCCATAGTAACTAGAGTTACATCTCCTGGATACTCATAGATCCAGTCCATCTCTCTATAGTTAATATATGGAGCTCTACGATTCTTTTTAAGCTCTTCAGGATAGAAGTCATATGGAACTTTAGAATCATCTGGACGTCTATCAGCCATTTTAGAACACTTGTCTCCAAGATGTCTTGAGTATTCCCCATTTAGGAAAACACCCTTAAATCCTAATGCAGTGAACTTACGATCGATGTTCCATTCGTTATGCCACTTCTCTACACGACCTAACATAATAAGATCGTCTCTGCGTCTTAAATTAGGTGATCCAACCCATGAATGCCATGCTAGATGACCGTCTGTAATCTTCCATGGTTTCTTCCAATAGAACATATCATCAATAAGTTCTTTCTCATAGGAATCGATACCTTGGAATTCAAACGTACGCCATGAAGTATCGACTACACCGACTTCTCTGTACTTTTGTAGGATTTGTTTTGATTGATTGAGGTAACCAGGTTTGAGGAGTTCCCAGTCGTCTTCAAGATAGAATATGTATTCTGAATCACAATAGGATACCATGAAGTCCATGGCCCACCATTGGGATCTATTACGGGGAAAGCAGATAACGTCACAGAAATCACCATACTCTTCAACTAGCTTCTCAAATACACCTTCCTCAGCGGAATCATCTACGATCACCATCTTGGTGACATAGTCTTGGGTATCAAAAAATGATTGAAGTGTCTTGGCTAAGACGTCAAGTCTGTTGCAAGATAGTACGAACGTGGTTGTATCTGAATCTGGTTGGTCAACGGTGTGAAACTTCACTTGTGACATAGTTACTCCTCAAGGTATTATATGATTATAATATAGATTGTGTTTAATGTAAAATTATTTATCCTACTTACCACGAAAATCGCTAACGGATATTGCACCTGATGGAACACCTGCTAGAGTTCTAACTGCAGAATCGTTCATTGATATCTGAGCAGTGGCTGTTAAACCCAGTCTTATATTTATGTTGGCTCCTGTAGCACCATCACCGCCTAATGATATTGGACCTGTAGATCCAATCGTAACCGTAGTATTATAAGTAAATATAACTATGCCTTGAGCACCAGAACCTACAACTGTGCCAGCTCCACCAGCGGCTCCACCTCCTGCGCCATATAATCCACCGCCACCACCAGCAGCATTACTACCAGCACCACCGCCGCCTCCTCCTGCACCAGCTGTTGATCCTGTTCCTGTAGTATTTGGGTATATTGATCCTGTATAATTTGAACTAGTACCACCAGAACCACCAACAAAATTACCAGTGCCGCCTCCAGCTCCGCCTCCACCTGTTCCAGCAGTTCCTGAACCACCTGGAGAAGTACCTCCCCCACTGCCTCCACCGCCATTACCACCAGCTCCACCTGTTCCTGATCCAACCCCCGTAGCTCCAGCTGATCCTGTAGTAGTTAAACTAGGAGCTCCTCCACCACCGCCCCCACCATTGCCCACGGGGCCGACTCCGCCACCACCACCACCACCGCCTGCATCTGCAGCAGATCCACCACCACCACCAGCGGTATTAAATGAAAATGTAAAAAGTTGAAATAAATATGATGGATTAAAAAGTAGTTTAAATAAGTTAAACATTATGCGCCACCATTACCTCCAGCAAAAGTTGTTGTACCTATTGCTCCTGCTGTAGAACCGCCTGTTCCAGACGAATTAGAACCGCCACTTCCACCGTTAGCTAATGCCCCTTGAGCTGTTGTAGTTGGAGCTGATGCTGATGCAGCATTGAACCAAGTGGTTCCTCCAGCTGTCCCGGTCGTTGTTCCTCCAGCACCTATTTGCACATAAGCAGTTCCACCAGCCACTAACCCTGTTACTGCTGTAGATTCTGAATACCCTCCGCCACCGCCTCCATATTTGTTGGCTGATGCCACACCTAAAAATCCAGCACCTCCTCCACCAATACATCTAACAGATACTAATGATCCAAAATCAGATGGTATTGTAAAAGAAGTTCCTGAGGTTATAAAAATAGTTTTAGTTGCCATAATCAGACATATCTATAGGGTTAGGGTTAATAAAATTAGTACCATCATAAGTCCAGCCTATGCTTGGAGTATTACCTTGATTATCAGGTGTATTAACAAGAATACAATCTAAAGAAGGTAAATCTGTATCTTCTGCTACTATAATATTAATAACAGTATTATATTTATCAATAACCGCAACAATACTCATTTGTATATACTCTCAAATCTTTTAATAGCAGTATTAAATGCATTAGGGACAATTTCAATGCCTATAAATTTTCTACCAGCTTCTATTGCTGCAATCCCTGTAGTTCCTGAACCCATACAAGGATCCATAATAGTTTCTCCAGTTGCAGAAAAACAATCTATAAGATATTTAAATTCAGGTCCATATTGATATAAAGTAAACAATTTTTCATGTTCTATATGTGTAGTTGTAGGTATTATTTTACCTCTAAACCCAGTGCTTGGAGTACCTTTATAAATTAAATTATAAAAATCCCCATCAAGTTGGCCTAATGATGGTTTTTTAAAAGTAGGGAAATTTTCTTTTTTAAATACTGTAAAGTCTTTATATAAGTATCTCCATTCAGGCTTATTTAATACTGTAATCGCTAAAAGATTATTAGGTGTAACAGATTTTAAAAATTTATTAAAGAATAAAGGATGTGTGCTTGATTCATCATTTTTATATAAATCTGAATCTTGACCACCAGGTAATGCAGTAATAATACAATCTACAGGATCAAGTGTGGGCATAATATCTAAACAATCGCCTAGATAAAGAGTTGCATCTCCAATAATAATTTTTTCTTTATACATTATTAAAATCTTTTATTTAATTTAGATAAAACTTCTTTAATCGGATTTTTAACAGTCCATGTTAAATTATCTCGAATCATATCATCTACCCTCTATCTTATCGTTTAGTTCTTTGATCGCTGCAAACGCCAACGCACATAGCTTCTCAAATACACCGGCGTCTAATATATAATTATTTATATGATTTTATAACGTTATTTGTTTATTGCACAATTATTTATACGACTTTCTGTTAATACTTGCCTTCTGCAAATACATTAACGAATACAGTTTCGTCTTCTAGTGCTTCAATTTCGTGCCATTCGCTAGCAGGAAGATTAAATGCATCACTGTTTTTAATGTATAATTATTTATTCGTCTGCTGGTTGTGGCGTATTGCCTTCTTCAAGCCATTTTAGGTAGGCTTGGTAGTCTGTGTTAGCTGGGTCAAATGGGATGAATAACTCTCCATCTTTAAGAACCATATTTGGATTTCTAGTTAATTTATATGTTGTCATTTTATAA